GCAGGCGGCTTCTGTCCTGCTTCAGCCCATTGCCGCAGTTGCTCAGCCAGCCGAGTGTGCCCCTTCTGCTCTTCGGCCGCTGAAAGTTGCATAGCCAGATCGTAAAAACGATCAGCGTCTCCCTCTGCGTGGCTCTTAACAAGACCGATGAGTTGTTGGGCGGAAGCCAAGGTCAGACAGCCTTCTTCGCGTGATCGTGTGACCGATACCAGAGCAAATTCATTCAAAACGGTTCAGTTGTGAATGATCATTTGTCTAGAAAACAACGAGATAGCGCAAACCCGCGTCCGTGTGGACGCGCACCCGCTCGAAGGTATATGTTACATTCGAAACTCTTAGCAAACCAGTCAATTTCCGCTGGTTGGAACGAGAGTTTGTTGGTTTTGTGCTTTTGACCATCGACCTGAGTACTGGCCTTCTGGCCCCTCCCGCGTTGATTTTATCGCAGCAGAGGTCCAAGTCGCCGTCGAAGCACCTATTGCAGCCCAAGCGGTGACCGGTGCGACAGCCCAATGCCGTATTCGTCCACTTAAAAAAATGGGGGCAGCAAAATTCGTCGGCAGCAAAAAAATGCTTGACCCCTGTGCGGTGGCGCGGTACACACATATTACAGGCTTAGCAAAGTCTGTGAAGAGCAACATTTGAGCCCCTTCACATCCCCATAAAGGTGCTCAGCGACCCCCTCATTGTTGCTCTTTAAGACAAATGGTTACTTGTAACCATACTATGGTGAGTGTGTGTGTCTTTGATGCTGGGGACTTGTCCCCAGCATCTTTTTGTAGCGGCGCCTTTTGTTTGCTGCGGCGCCTGGGGGCCTGTCTGTATTGTGCCCAAAAAAACGCGGTGTGGGGTTCCGGGGGCCCGCGACGATCGACACTTAAAAAAACGGGGTGTGGGGTCCCGCGACCCCACGAAAGTTTACACTATAAAAAAGGGGTTTGGGGTCCGTCATGTTAGATTAACACTTAAAAACGAACCCTTAAAAAACGGGGTGTGGGGTTTCGGGGGCCCACGAAATTCGTCGGCAGCAAAAAAAATGCTTGACCCCTGTGCGGCGGCGCGATACACACATATTACAGACTTAGCAAAGTCTTGCGAAGAGCAACGTTTGAGCCCCTTCCCATCCCCATAGAGGTGTTCAGCTACCCCTTCATTGTCGCTCTTTAAGACAAATGGTTGCTTGTAACCATACCATGCTGAGTGTGTGCCTTTGGTGCTGGGGACTTGTCCCCAGCATCCCTCCGTAGCTGTGCCTTTCGTTTGCTGTGGTGCCTGGGGGCGTGTCTGTATTGTGCCCAAAAAAACGCGGTGTGGGGTTCCGGGGGCCCGCGAAGATTGACACTTAAAAAAACGGGGTGTGGGGTCCGCGACCCCACAAACACTTAAGCACTTAAGCACTTAAACACTTATGAAACGGGGTGTGGGGTTTCGGGGGCCCACGAAATTCGTCGGCAGCAAAAAAAATGCTTGACCCCTGTGCGGCGGCGCGATACACACATATTACAGACTTAGCAAAGTCTTGCGAAGAGCAACGTTTGAGCCCCTTCCCATCCCCATAGAGGTGTTCAGCTACCCCTTCGTTGTCGCTCTCCAAGACAATTGGTTACTTGTAACCATACCATGGTGAGTGTGTGCCTTTGGTGCTGGGGACTTGTCCCCAGCATCTCTCTGTGGCGGTGCCTTTTGTTTGCTGCGGCACCTTTCGTTTGCTGCGGCGCCTTTCGTTTGCTGCGGCGCCTTTCGTTTGCTGCGGCGCCTTTCGTTTGCTGCGGCGCCTTTCGTTTGCTGCGGCGCCTTTCGTTTGCTGCGGCGCCTGGGGGCCCGCGAAGATCGACACTCAAAAAAACGGGGTGTGGGGTCCGCGACCCCACAAGCACTTAAACACTTAAGCACTTAAACACTTAAGCACTTAAACACTTAAGCACTTATAAAACGGGGTGTGGGGTCCCGTGAGCCCGCGAAACGAACACGTAAAAACCGACACTTAAAAAAACGGGGTGTGGGGTCCGCGACCCCACAAGCACTTAAACACTTAAGCACTTAAACACTTAAACACTTAAGCACTTAAGCACTTATAAAACGGGGTGTGGGGTCCCGTGAGCCCGCGAAACGAACACGTAAAAACCGACACGGTAAACCAACACTTAAAAGAACCAGGTGTGGGCTCGACGGGTAAGGCCGCCGGGTCCGTTTGCGTTTGGAGAGATGTGATGGCGGATGTGCCAAGACACTGGATCGCGCCGCTGCTGTTGGGCACCCTCGCTTTGGGTGGTGGTGGTGGTGTTGCCACCTATTCCCTTGCCGAGCGCGTGGCAACTTTAGAGGCGCAACAGATCGATGCCCAGCGCGTAGCAACCCTAGAGGCGCAACAGGTCGATGTGAGGCGACAACTGGAAGATATTAAAAGCATTGATATCGGTGGCAGACTGACCCGCATTGAGACGCTGCTGGAGGTGGTCATCGATCACATGGGGATCAAAGATCGTCAGAATTAGCCCGATGAGCCCAATGAGCCCGGCCAAATGGCCGGTCACTGACCCCTAAACCGGTCACTGACCCCTAAGCTGGGCGATACCCTAAGCTGGGCGATACCCTAAGCTGGGCGATACCCTAAGCCGGGCGATACTCTAAGCTGGGCGATACCCTAAGCCGGGCGATACTCTAAGCTGGGCGATACCCTAAGCTGGGCGATACCCTAAGCCGGGCGATACCCTAAGTCGGGCGATCCCCTAAGCCGGGCGATACCCTAAGCTGCGGACGGCACCAGATACACCGGTGGCCTGGGGTGCGGCCCGATGGGGCTGGAACCGGTCGTCTGATTTCGCACCGAAAGGCGCGCTTAAGAGGTGGTGACATGCACCGAACAACAGCGATTCGCCACGCCATCCATCACCTGCTCGCCACCGCCGACGCTGAGGGTGCGCATGTCACCCGCGCCGGCGATCGTGTGTTTGCCAGCCGGACCGCACCGTTATCGCCGCCGCTCATGCCGGCGATTTTGGTCTACGCCCAAGCGGACCGGGCGGACGGCGACCGCGAGCGGAACCAGCCCGATGGCCCGATGCGCCGTGTCCTGACCGTTGTCATCAAGGCGGCGGTGGCGGGGCAGAACGCGGACGACGAGGTTGACGCCTTGTGCGGTGAGATCGAGGCGGCGCTGGGCGTGCAGATGAACTTGGGCGGGCTGTGTGAAAGCATCCGTTGGCAGGCGACAACGCTTGAGTCCGTGGGCGAGGGTGCGCAGTTGTTCATGGCTGGGCTGATGGCATTTGCGGTGACCTACTGGACTGCGGCTGAACACCCAGCACCAGACGTGCCGACCACGGTCTACGCCGGCACTGCGCCGCTGATTGGGCCGGGGAACGAGACTCACTACCGCGACATCACCGGCACGAACGGGACCGGCGCGAACGGGACCGGCGCGAACGTGGCGCAGGTTTGAGGCATGAACGACCGCCTGACGCCGGACGCCAGCTTGTCGGATGTGGAGCGGCGCTTAAGCAACATGATTCGCTTTGGCGTGGTGGCAGAGGCCGACTATGCGCGCGCCCGCCTGCGGGTTCGCTGCGGCGATCTTTTGACGGACTGGATACCGTTTGCCGCCTTGCGCGCTGGTGGCGACAAGACCTGGCACCCGCCGGAGGTGGGCGAGCAGGTGGTGATGGCTGCGGCGAACGGCGACTTGCGCCAAGCGGTGGTGCTTGGCGCGGTCAACTCTGTCAAGAACCCGGCCCCTGGCGACCGGGCCACGCGGGCGACGGTGGTGTATGGGGACGGCACGACCCTTGCCTATGACCGCGAGGCGCACGCCTACGCCTTGCAGATTAACGCTGCGGGTACCTTTAAGCTGAGCCTCGGCACCGCTGCCATCGAGGCGCGGACCGATGCGATAACGCTTTCGGTGGGCGGCAGCAGCATTGAAATCACGGCGGGCGGCTTGAAGCTCAGTGCCCCGCGGATTGACCTGAACTAGTGCCCGCAGCGGCCCGCGGCGACGGCACGGATACGGTCGCAAGTCTGACCGGCGCGGGCCAGCACTGCCTGTTCCCGACGGGGGCGGCAACCGGTGCGTGTTCAAGCACCGTCTTTGTCAACGGCATGGGAGCCGTTCGCCAAGGCGACGCGGTGGCCCCGCACCGGGCGGCGGGCTGCGGGCTGGACGGCAGCACCTTGACGACTTTCTCCGGCACGGTCCGCATCGAGGCGCTTGGTGCGGGGCGGCTGGGCGACCAGTACACAAGCGACAACACCATCACGAGCGGGTCCGCCAGCGTGTTCATAGGAGGCTGATATGCTCGGCATGAACCGCGAGGACGGCACCGCCCTTGAGGGCTTGGCTCACCTAAAGCAGTCGATTCGCGACATTCTCACAACCCGTAAGGGGACGCGCGTCATGCGCCGGGACTATGGCTCGGACCTGTTCGCGCTCACGGACCGGCCTTTGAACGAGGAGCTGGCGATGGACCTTTACGCGGCAACGGCTGGGGCGCTGGCAACATTCGAGCCGCGCATCCGTTTAGAGGCGGTGCGGATCACGCGGGCTGAGCCCGGCCTGGTCGAACTTTCGCTACGCGCTGTTTACCTGCCCCACGGCGAGGACGTGACATTGGACGGGATCATCGTGCAATGACGGTGACGCTGGAGTTGTCGCAGCTGCCGCCACCGAAGGTCGTGGAGGAGCTGTCTTACGAAACGATCCTAGCGGCGATGCGGGCGGACCTGTTCGAGCGGTTCCCGCAGTACAGCGCGGACCTGGCCAGCGACCCGGTGAACAAGCTGCTGGAGGTGGTGGCCTATCGCGAACTGCTGTTGCGCCAGCGCACGAACGATGCGGCACGCTCTAACCTGCTGGCCTTCGCAAGCGGGACCGACCTTGACCACCTGGCCAGCTTCTATGGCGTGCGGCGCCTCACGGTCGAGACCGACGCGGGCTTCCGCTTGCGCGTGCAACAGCGCATCCAAGGGTGGGCGAACGCAGGCGGGGCGGCGCACTACCGCTATTGGGCGCTGAGCTCGGACCAGCGCGTGGTGGACGCGGCGGTCTCGTCTCCTGCGCCGGGTGTTGTTCGCATCGCCGTTTTGGCGAGCGACAACGATGGCCGCGCCGATGCGGATCTGCTGGCTGCGGTCAGGCAGACCGTGCTGCGCGACGATGTGCGGGTGCTGACCGACACGGTCGAGGTGATGCCCGCCAACATTCTGACGGTGGACGTGGTCGCGACGGTGTTCTTGTACCCGGACACGCCGGCGGCGGTTATGGACCAGATACGGACTGCGTTCCCGGCGATGTTGAACGCCACGCGCGGGCTGGGCTGGGACCTGACCCGGACGTGGATCACGGCGCACATTCACCCCCACGGCGTCCAGCGCGTTGAGCTGCAACGGCCGACGCTGGACACCATCGCCGGGCCAAGCGACTGCGTGGCGCTGGGCGCGTTTGAGCTTGTGCTGGGGGGGCGCGATCGATGATCGGCCAGACGCTGCTGCCGCCCAACGCGACGGTGTTCGAGCGGGCGGTGGAAGCGGCGACGGCCTTTGATGGGCGCAGCCCGGCCATCCTCCCGCGACCTGGTGCCAAGCTGGAGGGGTTTGGACCGTTCGTCCCGTGGCTGATTTGGGAATATGGGCTGGGCGAAATCCTGCCCTATCTTTCCGACCCGCAGCGGGCGATTCGCGAGGGCGTCCTGTGGCAGCGGCTACGCGGCACCCCTGAGGCCCTGCGCATGGCGTTTTCGTGGCGCGACCTCGACCACGTGCAGGTCTTGCAGGAGGAACCCGGCCAGCACTTCGCCTCGTTCCAGATCGACACCGGCAACATCGCATCCGAGGCGGATGTCGACGACCTCATCGTCTTGGCGCGTCTGTCGGCACCAGTCCGCTCGCGGCTCGCGCGGATTTTCCACGGCTATGACGTGCGGCGCTTCAAGCTGGACCAAAGCCGCTTGGACGATGCGCTGTTGAGCGATTACAGCGGCGTCCTGCACACGGACGGCGCGACCCGGCTGTCGTTCGGGCGCGTGACCCGGGCGGCGACACCGGTGCTGGGTACCCGGCTGCATCCGATCATCACCGTGCAGCACACGGGCCGGGCGGTGCTGCCGGGGCGCTTTGTCCTTTGTGAGGATGTCTTGGGCGCGGCGCGGCACACGCCCAACCCGTTCATCTACCACGCGCACCTGTTCAGCGTTGGCAACTTTGACGGCTTGCCCGATGCGCCCGCCGACTTCCTGCCCCGCCGCAAGTTCCAGATGGCGCAGATCGCGCTATCGGACAGCTGGACGCTGGGCGACACGAACGCACGCACGCCGCCGCCAGACCATCTGTTTGACCACAAGGTGATCAACCTTTCAGACGATGCGACCCTCTCCGGCGCACCGCGCATGCTCAAGCGCAAGCGGATCACAGAGGCGTTCACAAGGACGCACACGAGCCACATCGCCATCGTATCGGACCGCCAACACCGCAGCGGCGCCGCGCGTCAGACCGTGCGCTTCAGCACCGTGGGCGGGCGGGGCCAGACCCATCGTCTGTCGCACACGCGGCGGGCGGCCCCGCTGATCGTCGTCGGCGAGCCGGTCCGCGCGGACCTGCGCAGCGGCGACCGGGTCTCGTTTACGGTCGGCGAGCCGGTTCGTGCGGACCTGCGCAGCGGTGATCGGGCCTTGTTTACGGTCGGTGAGCCGGTGCGTGCGGATGCGCGGGTGGCCCATGCGCAGCGGTGGTCTGGGACACACCCCGCCCTGGTTGACCTGGCGGGCAGCGACGGTCTGCCCGACCGGCAGACCGCCTCGGTCCGGCAGACCAACGTGTTCGGCAGCGCCGCCTATGCGGGGCAATACTGGCTTTCGCTCTATCATCCAGACCAAAACTGGTCCGCTGTGCAGGTTCTGATTGGATCTACACACCGCACCGACGCATAGGGCACAGTCGTCCCAAACGGCCGCGTTTTGAACGATCATTTGTCTAGAACATAAAGGGATAGAGCAGATCCGCGCGTCCTTATGGACAAAGGGGGTCTGCCCTTCACATGAGGAGGCCAGACATGGCGATTATGACGCGCTCGGGCCGCGCTGCCCTTGCCGATGCAATCCGGCAACGCCCCTTGCACTTGGGCTGGGGTGCGGGGTCGGTGATGTGGGAGACCGAGGCGGACCCCCACACCGCCGCGTTCGGGGACAGCGACGTGCTGCCATTGCCACACGCCCACGTCTCAGGCGTCGCCCTGAGGACCACAGACGGCGCCACCACCTACGTCTTGGGCACCGATTACACGGTGGACAGCAGCACGGGCCGGATCACGCGGATCGTCACCGGGGCCATTGCAGCCGGCGCGACCGTCACCGCCGCCTATACCATCGACACGCCGCCGCCGGATGTGGCGCAGACGGGGCTGCGTGCGGAAATCGGGCGGCGCACCATGGATGAGGTGTCCTTCGTGGTGGCCGACGACGAGGGCCAGATCAGCGCCCCGACCGGGCGCTTCACCTTCTCGGCCACGCCAACCAACCACCTGTTCGTCCGCGTGCGCTTCGACTTTGGCGATGCAGCGGACAGCATCATTCGCGAGCAAGGGCTGTTCGTGGGGACGGCGACCGACCCGGCTCTGCCCGCCGGTCAGCGGTATTTCGAGCCCACCCAAATCACCGATCCCGGCATTTTGCTGATCGTGCAGAACACCGTGCCGATCATCCGTCAATCTTCAACCCGCGAGACTTTTGAGTTCGTGGTGACGTTCTGACGTTCTGACGTCATAAGGAGTGCGCACTCATGTCGCTTGATCGCTACTACAACATCTACAACCCAGCCAACGGCTACACCGACCTGCTGTTCCGCGCTGGCGATGGCCTGCAAAGTCGAGAGCTGAACGAGATACAGACGTGGATCGCAGACCGCATCGCATGCATCGGGGACAGCATCTTCAAGGACGGCGACCTGATCCGCGATGCTGATGTTGCCGTCAAACCGGACACGGGCAACGTCACCGCGGCCTCTGGCGTGATCTACCTGCGCGGTGCGGCGCGCTCGGTGGCGGAGGCCAGCTTTGTTATCCCCACCGATCGCGTCGTGGCCATCGGCGTCCGCTACACCGAACACACCGTCACCGAACTGGAAGACCCCTCGCTGCGCGACCCCGCCGTGGGCACGCGAAATTATCAGGAGCCCGGCGCAGCGCGGAAGCGCGAGCGCGTGGCGTGGGGCTGGGAAAGCGGCAACCTGAGCGACGGCGGCGCGGGCAACTTCCACGCCATATACACGGCAACGAACGGGGTGCTGGACAGCAAAATGCAGCCCCCCGCGCTGGACGCTGTGGTGCAGACCATCGCCCGTTACGACCGCGATGCCAACGGCTCCTACGTCGCAAGCGGCCTTGCGTTGACGTTCCTTTCGCGCGATGCCGCGGCGGCGGAGTATGTGTTCTCCCTCTCCGAGGGCACCGGCAACGTCGGCGGCTTCAAGGTTGAGAAGCCGCAGTCGGCACGCGTGCGCTGGGCCATCGATCCTGACCTGCGCGCGGTGAGTGCAGAGCCGCACGGCTTCGCCGACGGTGAGACCGGCACGGCGGAGATCACCGTGAACCTGGCCCCCATCGCGCACGTCACCGACGTGACCGTGACCAAGGAGACGACCGAGACCGTCACCCACGGCATCTTCACCGGTGCAAGCGACCCGCTGCACTTCTCAAGCATCGTCAGCGTGCTGCAAATCACACAAGAGGGCACCGCCTTTGAGGAGGGCGAGGATTACGTCGTCTCGGGCGGGCGCATCGACTGGTCGCCCAGCGGCGCGGAGCCCGCACCGGGATCAAGCTACACGGTTATCTATCGCTACATCGCCAGCGTCACCCCGGACGCGGTGACGGACAGCACCGTGACGGTCTCAGGCGCGGTCACGGGCACGACGGTTTTCATCGACTATGCCTGGAAACTGCCGCGCGTGGACCTGCTGGTGATGAACCCCGATGGCAAGCTGGCGCGTGTGCGCGGTGTCTCACAAACCCGCAACCCGCAGCCGCCGCAAATCCCGATGGGGGTGCTGCCCTTGGCGGAGGTGGCGCTGGCATGGTTCAGCGCCGAGCCGCCCGAGGTGACCGCGACCGCAACCCGGGCGGTGCCGGTCGCAGAGCTCGCCGAGATGCAAAGCAACATCAGCGATCTATACCAATTGGTCGCCATTGAACGGCTGCGGGCCGACGCGACGATCGCCGACCCCACAAGCAAACGGGGGATCTTTGTTGATCCGTTCTTTGATGATGATCTGCGCGACGTGGGCGAGCCGCAAACGGCCGCCATTGTCGCGGGGGAACTGACGCTTCCCATCACCGCCGCGGTCCAAGATCCGCCCGACGGCGCGGCGGCAACGTGGACGCTGGGCTATGAGCTGACCCCGGTGTTGGAACAGACCGCATCCACCCGGGGGATGCGGATTAACCCTTATATGAACTTTGAGCCGATCCCAAGCGCGGTCCAGCTGTCCCCGGCGGTGGACAACTGGACCGTCGTCAACACGGCTTGGACGTCCGCTGTCACGCGGGCGTTCACGACCGGGTCGGGTATCCGCTCGCGAACGGTGGTGAGTCGGGCGACGCACCGTGTTTCCAGCACATCGCAAAGGGCGCTTGAAATCCGCCAACGGGACGTTGGCTTCACCCTTATGGGGATGGAGGCGGACGAGCCGGTGATACGGGTGATGTTCGACGGCGTTGACGTGACGCCTGATCCGGCCCCGGTTGCCGACGCAGCCGGGCGCCTGAGCGGGACGTTCGCGATTCCGGCCGGTATTCCGACCGGATCCAAAAGCGTGACGTTCCTTGGGCAAAACGGTTCTTTCGGTGAAAGCACCTACACCGCCCAAGGGACGATCATCACCAATGTCATGCGGCATGTCACGACCCGCCGCACGACGCTGTGGAACCCGCCGCCGGTCCGCCCGCGCCGGTGGGACCCGTTGGCACAGACGTTCACGCTGGACCAGGACACCGTGGTTGCCGGTGTGGAGGTTTGGTTCAGCGCGGTCGGGGACGTGAATAACCGCATCATCGTCCAGATCAGGGAGACCACCGTCGGCATCCCGAACGATACCATCGTGGCGACGTCGATCATCGATGCGGACACGATCGCGGTCGGGGCGACGCACCGCATCCCGTTCGACCCGACAATGCTGCGGGGCGGGCAAGAGTATGCGTTCGTTTTCCTGACCGATGATCCTGACCATGCGCTGCGGGTTGCTGAGCTGGGAAAATACGATGCGGAGACCCAAACATGGGTGACGGCGCAACCGTACCGGATCGGTGTTTTGCTGTCCTCGTCCAACGCTTCGACCTGGACACCGCATCAGGACCGGGATCTGACGTTTCGCCTGCTGGCGTGCAACTTCACCGAGACCACCCGCACGGTTGCCCTCGGACAGATTGCGGTGACAGACACCACCGACTTCATCGCCCTTGCGGGTGTGGAGCGGATGTCGTCTGACACCGATGTGACGTTTGTGCTGCGGGATACGGGCGGCCAAGAGTTCCGCATGACCGAGGGCGCGGCGGTCAACCTTGCTGCGCGGATGTCCGACACCTTGACCGTGGAGGCGTTTTTGAGCGGGTCAGACCGGTTCACCCCGGTTCTGTTCCCCGGCGTGCAAGTGCTGAACGGCAATCTGGCCAGCGCGGCGGACTATGTGTCCCGGGCCATCCCGGCGGCGGCGACGTTCGCTGTGTCCGTTTATCTTGATACGATCACCCCGGCGGGCTCATCGGTCACCGTATCGGCCGAGGTGAACGGCGGCTGGCATGCGCTGCCGCTCGCCGGTGCTGCCCCGATCGGCAACGGTGCAGAGGAACGGCACTACGCCGCCACGGGCCTTGCTGGGGTGGGTATCGACACCACCACCCGGATCAAGATTGAGCTGGCAGGAACGCCAGCTGCGCGACCGTTCGTCCAATCTTTGCGCACAATCATCAAGTGATGCGGTGAGCCATGACGGGCGGCATTAACCATGACGATCGGACCGGGACGCGGGGTTACCCGCTCCCGCATCCCGACAACACCATGAAAGCGGACGCACACCGGCTCCGGGACGCCTTGCAGGCCGTGGACGCCGACGTGGTGGCGCTGGCGGCGGCAACGCGGCGCCGGTGGGTTCTGTCTTTCATCGGTTTGAAACTGTGAGGGTGACATGACAAGCACGACCATGGGCGGGCTGATCGCCGCGCTGAAGGCAAAGGTCGACGCCGTGACGGCAACAGGGAGCGGCAGCCCTGAGGACCTGGCGATGATTGCCACGGCGGTGGAAAAAATCGCAGGCCGGATCACGGCCCTGGAACTCGAAGCGATTGGCGAGACCGAACGGCAGGCGATCACCGATCTGGCGTTCAGCGAGCGGACCACAGTCGCCAACGCCCTGACGGCGGCTTTGGCCAACGCCAACACCGCCGCCGATGCTCTGGTGGCCGCGGTGAACGCTGACATGACGGCGGCCGAGCACACCCTTGGTGGGCTCACGGATACGGCCCTTGCGGACCTATCACAGAGCCAGCATGACGCGGTGGCCGCCATCACCGCAGAGCGCACCGCCGCCGTCGATGCGATCACCGATGCGGCGGCGGAAGCCAAACACGCGGTCTCGGGCCTCACCCCCGAAACGTTCTTTTTCAATCAATCGTGAGGACTGACAAATGAGCATCTTTACAAGCCGCATGTCCGCGGCAGACACCCCCGTCGAGATGATGACGGTGGCCCCCGGCAACCGCGTCACCTTCAACCTGAATTGCGTCAACACCCACACCACCGAGGCGGCGGCGGTTTCCGTCTTCATGGTCCCCCGCGCGGACGTCTCCGTTGCGTCCATCGCCGTCACAGCCAGCGGCGACAGCTATGTTGTCGCCCCTGCGGTGATCTTTAGCGGCGGCAACGGCTCCGGCGCGGCCGGTCAAGCGGTGATGGCCGTGGCCAGCATCACGATCACCGACGCTGGCGCTGGCTATGCGGTAGATGAGGTGCTGAGCGTCTCCGGTGGCGATACGGCGGCCACCATCACCGTCACCGATGTTGACGGCACCGGTGCGATCCAGGCGGCGACCCTGACGACCGGCGGCGCTTACACCAGCCTGCCTGCCGCCCCTGCGGCAACGACAACGGCAGGCTCGGGCACGGGCGCAACCTTCACGCTGACATTCAAGGTCGCCGCTGTCACCGTCACAGCGGGCGGCTCCGGCTACGCACAAGCCCCGGCGGTTTCATTCTCCATCGGCGCCGCAACGGCCGAAGCCGTTTTGGGTGCGGCGGTGCAAACGAAACATAAGATCGAACATGCAACCCCCCTTAAGGCGGGCGGTGTTCTTTATCGCACCGCGCTGGTGCTGGGACCGGGCGACAAATGCTACGTGCAAGCCAGCTCCGATGACGTGTCGATCAGCAGTTGGGGCGTGTCGGCGCTGAGCTAGAGCAAATTCATTCAAAACGGTTCAGTTTTGAATGATAATTTGTCTAGAAAACAATAAGTTAGAGCAGATTCACGCGTCCTTATGGACGCGGGCCTGCTCTAGCACCGGATAGGAGAAAGCAAAGATGCGGTATGTATCTCAACCCAGCGCGAAAGGCGGCGTGGGGCCGTTCAACCAAATCCAGTTCTGGTCGTATCAAGGCAGCTATGACTGGATCGTTCCGGCCCAGATCAACCCCGACGTGCCCGTGCGCGTGCATGTTTGGGGCGCGGGCGGCGCGGGTGGCACCAGCGGAAGCAGCGGCAATGCCTACGGCGGCGGCGGCGGCGGTCTTGCCCTGGCGGAGATCCCGGTCTCCTCACTGAGCATCGGCGGTGCGGTCGCGCTCACCATCGGCACCGGCAGCACCAGCTACGACGGACAGGGCGGCACGTCCTCCTTCGGCGCATTCCTGTCGGCCACCGGGGGCTACTCCGGCGCTGCCAGCGGCGAGACCGGCCACGGCGGCTTGGGTGTCGGCGGCGACAGCAACCGCACGGGTGGCACCGGCGGTAGCGGCTCTATCAGTTCCTCGTGGGGTTACGGCGGCGGCGGCGGCTCAGCCCCGGCGCCGGGCGGCCAGACCGACGGCTTCGGCGGTGGTAACGGCTGGAACTACGCGGGCGGCGGCGGCGGCGGCATCGGCGGGGAGGGCGGTAACCCGAACTACGACTATCGAGGCGGTGGCGGTGGCGGCTCGGCTGGACCGGGTATGGACCAACACACGGGCCCCGGCGGTCAATATCGCGGCGGTGTGGGCGGCGCGGGTATCCTCGGGCCGGGCGGACAACCGGCAACTAGACTTACCGGAGCCACCCACTACGCCTACGGCGAAGGCTTGGCGGGCAACGGTGAGGGGTCGATGGTGCTTGAGCCGAACATGATCTTGCTTGGCGGCGGCGGCGGCGCGGGCTCCACAGATCACGTTAACCACAACGGCATCCCCGGCAATGGCGGACCCGGCGGCGGCGGCGGCGGGCTTGCCGCTTATGACAGTGGTAACGCCGTCGCAGGAACCGGCGGTGCGGGCGGCTGGCTCGGCGGCGGTGGCGGCGCTTGCCAGTATGGTTGCGGCGGCATCGGCGGCAACGGCGGCGGCGGCGGGGCCGGCGGCTACGGTCACAACCCCGGCCCCCGCCATTCGCGCGGCGGCGACGGCCTAATCATCATCCAATATGCGCTGATCCTATAGGGGGACCCGGCAATGACAAAATACGCAAAAATCCGCAGCGACGTTGTCGTGGACGTGCTGGACGAGCTGGCAACACAGGTTCACCCGAGCCTGCACGGCGACTACACCGCCGTACCGGACGGGACCGAAGTCGGCTTCGTCAAGGACGGGCGGAAGTGGGTCGCGCCGACCCCGGTTGAGCCAGAGCCGGTGGCGGCCCCGGCGCCGGTGCCGGTCCTGACGAAGCTGGCGTTCTTACGCCGCTTCACCCGCGCAGAGCGCATCGCCCTGCGCGAGGCGGCGAAAACGGACCCCGTTGTCACCGACTTCATGCTGCTGCTTGACCTGGCAACGGACGTTGAACTCACCGACGCCGACCTGATCGAAGGCGTGACCGACCTAGAGGCAAAGGGCCTGCTCAACGCGGGCCGAAAA